TGAATTCCACACTCCGCTACGAAACATTACGGTCTTCTGGTTTTCTATTGCCTTGATAGCATCATCAAAGCCCAAATCTACTATTCTGGTCATATCTGTTCTCCTCAATCGTGTGTTGCGTGGAAGTTCTCGATTGCCCACTTATTGCCGGTTGCGTATACGGCCGCGCGGGTTCTTTCATAGTGGGACATTCTGGGTCCTCTGCTTGATGCTTCCTGCTCTCGCTTTTTCAAGGCTCGGTTTCTTGCACAGTTGACGGTACATCCGGTGCAGTCCTGCGTTCCATCTCCGCCCAACGGACACTTTGCTTTAAGATTTTCCATCGCTAATTTTCTCCTTTATTTGCTTCATAATAATTTCTCGGTTCTCTGGTGTGTCAAGGAATACTTTGCACAGATTAGGAATGTCCCTAATAATCTTAATTCCTTCGTGCATCTCTGCGTGGTTAGCGGCCGTAGTATCGGAATTCCATACTGCCATAATATCAATCCTCTCGATATGCGCACCTTTGATGTCACCATACCAAGTAGGATAATAACTATAGAATACTCCATATCCGTGAGTACACTCAAACTCGTCCCAGCCGTCGGCATGACCTATAGCATAATCCTCTTCGGACACTTGCTCAATGCGTTCCATATTTCTTTTTTATCCTCTCTGCCTCTCTTGCCAGAGCCTTAGCCCTGGCAAGTTCTTCATTTTGTTCCCTATTTAGTCCGCACCAACAATTCTCTGCACCCCACACTTTGAGGTCGCATCGTTGGCACACCCAATAGTACATTAAATCATCTTCTCCAACTGGGTCTTCACATACTGACATACCCGGATGCGGAGTTTGTCGTCGTCGGTAAGGTCTTCTTCGTCCTTATCTACATAGCCCCACTCCTTTTCCATCTTGGGGATCGTCTTTTCTTCATCTTCCCAAAGCATCTCACCGCTTCTCCAATCTCTGCTCTGCTTTTCGCCGACAGGCACATAATTGGTGCGGGCATTCTTTTCCTTCTGCTCGACTTCGTTGTAGAGGTCGCTGAGGATCTCTGCCAGAAACTGCTTTTCCTTGAACTTGTTTGCCATAATCGTTTTCTCCTTTTATAGGTGTTTTATTTTGTAAAGGTGCGTTCTGCTCTTTACAATAATATTATACAACATATTTATTGCCATTTCAACGGGTAATTAAAAGATTTTTCAAAAAATTTTGAGCCCCATTTCGGGGCTCAATTTTGCTTATTCTATTACCTCAACTTCATCTACATTGAGGTCGACGGCTAATCCGCCCCAGGTGCCGTGAAGTTGACCTATGCCATCGATGTGAGTAACATATCCGTCACGGCCTGAATATTGAGGCTCGTCCTGCATATTGATTATCCGAATTCTTGTTCCTACTTCAATCATTATCGTTATCCGCCTTCCTCTCAAACTTACATTCAAAGGCTTTATAGTTGTAAGGCTGATAATCAATCTCGACAGGCAGATGTACAACAACTGCATTGAACCAGTTACAACGAAGTCCGAACACGAGGTCCTCTGCATCGGACTTGTCGAATTCCTTCGGGGCTTTGTCTTTTTCCCATCTTGCAGACCTATCTGCGTAATCGACGGAGGTTACATAAGCGGGGCCGTTGTCTGCGAATACGAGGACATAGTAGTGGTTCTTCTTTTTGGTTGCCATAAGTTTTTCTCCTTTGTAAAGGTGTATTTATTTGAGGTGCTCTCGCATCTCTCAATAATATTATATAACACGATTGCAACAATTTCAACGGGCAACTGAAAGATTTTGAAAATTATTTTTATTGGAGTGTGCCGAACTTTTCTTCGATGGTTTTCAAGTCCCCTTTGTAGAATACCAACACATTTTGGTGCATACGACCTATTTTCCTCGATTGGTCAAAATACTTAGGTGCTCTTATTGGCAGTGACCCTATATTGTTCATCACGATTATTTCATTATAATAATGTAGAGAACATTTATCCCGCAGTATGTGGATTGTATCAGGTACAAGACCTACAAAGTTGCTTTTCTCTATGCCTCGGCATTCTTCTCGCACTTCCGATACCACGATTACGAAGAAGGAGTTATCCTTGAGGCGCTTCGAGGCTTTGTATAGAATGGATGAATATTTATTCAGGAAGTCTGCATACGAGGATTGATTACTTAAATCTCGTGGGTCAGTAGTATATCGTTCAAGGTTATAGTACGGAGGACAGGTGAATATCATATCCGCAGGCGTCATATAGTCCAAGGAGTTATCCGCATCACTACTGAAATATTTAACGGTTCCTGCAAGATTGGTGTATCTGGCTTGCAAAGCCTCATACTGCTTTCTATTGGCCACTACCTGTTCAAGATTAAGGTCAATGCCCATATAATCTCGACCTAATACAGATGCTACTACCCCTCTCACACACCCGCCTGCAAACGGGTCGAGAATTGTATCTCCTTCGTTACTGAACCATCGATACATCAGTTCTGCAAGATACGGGTCGAACTCACTTATGGACTCTGCCTTCTTGGCATCTGCCCCTCGGGCGCTGAATGTGTTTGTAGGGGTAGCATTGAACCTCTTTACATCTCTGCCTACTGTAGAGTCCTTGAACAATACTTCCCACTCGTCCTTACGCCTCTGCCAATCGTGCGAGATGGTATTGATTACAGAGAACGGAGGCCAGCCGTATTTGTCCTTGAGTAGATTACTCGGTATGGATTGTTTCGTCTGCTCAAATAGTGGCATTATTTCTTCTTCCTCCGTTTCTTCTTTTTAGGTGCTGGGTGATACACTTCGTATTCCTGCAACTGCGTGTAGGCTTTGGACTTCTCCATCGGATAGAACAGATAGTTATCCCAAATGTCTTGCAGAGTATCGGGCGGTGAGCCGGTTTCTTTGTAGATGGTATTCTCCAGTATCTTGACACAGTGTAGGTAATATGTCTCATTGTATTCCATCTCATCGTGATCCATCGCCCACATACTTTCGAGACAATCTTTCCAACAACATCCGCAACGATTATCGAACAAGCGTACCCCGTACTTTTGCTCGGTTCTATGTTTCCAGTGTTCTCTAAACCTGAATGGACTCATACAAGACACTGCAAGGCTAAACAATTCCCAGTCATTTCGCAGGATTTCAAAGGTATCTGCGTTTGTTTCGAGAGGCACTTCTAATCTAAATTCAGGCAGTACACTCTGGATAATCTTTGTATAGGCATCCCACATTTCTATGCAATCGCCGCCGCAGACCTCAAACTCATTCAAATCGAGGATCGACTTGTTGAAATTACCAGTCGCAAGCACAGGAGCATAGCCTTTAGCAAGGCAGTAGTGCAAGGCACCGTTTGCTATTACATAATTTTTGAGAGGATGTTCTATAAAGCGGTGAGTTCCGTGTAACTGTATATCATCTATGAATAGGTCACATCCTAAATAATCTGCTATTCGTTGTGCCGCTTTCTTCTCATCGCCGTATGCTTTGTTCACCCCCGCCGCGTGATATAGATGCACTTTATAGCCCATCCGCTTGTACCGGAACGCTACGGCCGCGCTGTCCTTACCACCAGACAGTAGAACAGTCACCTCTTTTTTATCGAGCCGGCAGGGGCTAAATTCCGCGTCTCCGGCTATCTCGATTTTGGGCAATTTCATATCTTTTATCTCGGGCATTCGGAATATCATCAGGCGAGAATGTAACACCTCACACAACTCTCGGAAAGACTCATCGAGCCACAGAACATCGTCAAACATATAGTCGGTATCGGACACGTATGCATACAGTCCTTCGAGCATATTGAATATCCTACTCTTGTTACGGTATAAATGTATCACCCTCTGCATCTAATATACCTCCGTAGCCAACGCATTATCCTATTCATATTCTTTCTTCTTACCTTCAGGTCTTTGTGATGAATAGCAAGATGCACTACCCGTTTATTTTGATAATTCTCAATCACAGTTCTCCACAGTTTTTGAATATGCTCGGCTACTCTCTTGACAATCTCCCAGATTCGTTCTACCAACACTTTTACAATCTCGGCAACTTTCTCAATGGCCTCCACTTGAGCCTCGGTTAATATTTTGGCATTCTCCAATTTTCCCACCTCCAAATAAAGGATGTTTTTTCTCGGTTTGCATCTTGATGAGGCAAACGGGGCCGAAGCCCCGCTCCTTTGCCTCATCTGTTCTCAGTTTACGTCCGCATCTCTTGCAGACAGGATAAATTTTCTTTTCCATAGCATTATCCCCAATAATTTGCTAAAATATACGGTACGGCCATCTGTTCTTCGATTGTGCCCGTCTTGATGCCCTTCTCGGTGTCTCTTACGAGCCGCATAAGGTAAATCAAGTCGCCGGTCGAGTTACGACCTTTACGCTCACTTGCCAACTTCACTTGAAATGGGGTGAGCCCCGTGGCTTCTGTAATCTTGCCATCGCCCTTGAATGACTGCACCTGCAATAATTGCTTGGTACTGTTATAGAGGTTTGAGAGCAGTACCATCGTTGCTTCGCCGTAGTCGTAACTTGACTTCAAGAGGTAAAATGCAAGGTCTTTCTTACCCTTCAATACGGCGTCTACAAAGTCGAACACTGCGTCCTTGGGCGGTTGAAAGATTGCTCCTGCTTTCATCAATACGGCAAAAGCGTTTTCGGCAGAGCATTTCGTAGCCGCGGAATATCTCTTTATCTTGTCTACCTCAAGAAGTATTCGGCTATAATCACTCTCGCATACCTCAATGAGTTTTTCGTAGGCACCATCGGATAACTGTATTTCTTTCTGGATATACTTCTTAAGGATTTCCGGCTTCATCGGCTGAAAATCTACGATGGTATCTTGGAATTCTTTGTACACCTTAGAACGCTTGTCGATGCTTGTATATATCAATATCAAAATAGCGCCGGAGAGCGCATTTTTCTGCGTTATTTTGCGTGCCAAATCGATGTCTTGCGTAATCTCTTTACAGTCACGCAATGCGTAAATACAAGCATTCTTGACGATAGCACCCTTGTGCATCTTCTTCGCCAAATCGTCAATCCCATCTAATCTTGTGACAGTGGCATTTTGTGCTTTTGCCATCTGTTCGATATAGATGTCCATCACTCCTACTTCGGGCCCTGTAAAGATGTACGCAGGATCAAAGGTCTTGTTTTTTATGTGGGTTTTAAGAGCCGATAAATCCATCTTTTAGTATCTCCTTATCTCCGTGCTCGTTAATGACGGTAATCAATTTACATAGAACAGTTCCTAACTTTCGGGTCTGCGGACTATTATCAAAATTGTACTCATACACTGCCTTGATAGTTCGTAGCGCCTCTTGAAGTTTTAGGGTATCATATGCATCAAGTTGGTTATACATACTACATCCATTCCTTTCTTACATCAAGGAGCCAGCAGTCGAAGGTGCTCTGCTTATTAATACCTGTAATTCTCAACTCCTGCAAATACTTTGAGGTAATTTTGATGCCCTCGGCGTATCTGTGGGGGTCTTCCCGCAGTCTCGATGAACAGATGGTCATAAATGCTTTCCAGAACAGTTTGAGGTCATACTTGTCTGTATCAGTGTCCTTAAACTTGATTTTCTGGGCAATCTTGAATGAATTGGCACCAGACACTACGGCAATGTTATCTACGACCTTCTCTACATACTCGTAGAACTCCGTGGGGCCCATCTCCATAAGCAAGTCTACCTCACCAGGTGTTACGCAGAGGTCATCTACAATCTGCCGCTCGTCGGTGAACGATGGATAATTGTTCTTGTAATACTCGTCAATGTTATCCACAGTGTAGGAGTCCATATAGAACACCTGACCTCTACTGCGAATTGTGTTGATGGTATTATTCAAGTCGGTAAGAGTGAGAATAATGTAGGCACTCTTGGGCGGTTCTTCTGTCACTTTCAACAGAGCATTTTTAGCCGCGGGGGACATCTTATCTGCATCGGCAACTACATACACGATGGGTGCAGATACTTTGTAGGCTTCTTGAATAAGGTCTCGCACATCGTCTACCCCCACACCGCGCAGAGTGTACAGAGCGCCGAGTTTGGTAGCAATGTGCTTACTCATCAACTTCTTACCACTTCCCTCCGGCCCAACGAGGATGCTGAACCGGGGGAAAGTTTCGTTTTCGATAAGGGTATCAATTTGGGCACATAAGTGTTTTTGTCCAATCATTTATAATCAATCTCCTTTGTGCGAAGGACAAGCACTGCCTCGATTACAGATTTGGGTGATGTCTCCCACTTGATGGTGGAATTCAACTCTACCAGTGTATTAAGAAGTCTGGTAAAATCTTCGTAAGCGTGGTCATTATACTTATCCATACGCTCTTTATGAATACTTGGGATTTCGATAAACTCGAAGGTTCTCAAACATCCGTACTTGCACAGGTCAAGCACAAAGTTGGTATAGGTCTTGATAAACTGCTTCAAGTCTTTGCCAGAACGGTGCACTTCCTCAATCGTCTTAATGACGGCATCTACATCATTGGTAATGATGCTATCCGTGAGGTAGAACATTGTATCGTACCCTGTAATGCCGAGAGCCTTGATTACATTCTCAATAGTAAGGTCTCTGTTATAGGACAGGCACTTATCCATCAATGTAATGGCATCTCGCATACCGCCGTCGGCAAGTTTTGCAATGTAATCGAGGGCATCTCTATCGCACACGGACACATCTTCACTCTGGCAGATATAGTATAAACGGTCAGCCACTGCTTTATGACTGATGCGCTGGAAGTCATATCTCTGCACACGGGACAAAATAGTCTTGGGAATTTTCTGTGGGTCAGTGGTACAGAAAATAAAGATGGACTTTGCAGGCGGTTCTTCAATCAACTTAAGGAATGCCTGCCAACCTGTATTACTGATGGAATGGCACTCGTCGATGATGAAAATTTTATACTCACTGTCCAGACTCTTTGTTTTAGCCTGCTGAATGATAGCCCGGACATCTTCTACGCCACTGTTACTGGCCGCATCCATCTCAATGGGATTGCCCTGGAACTTGTTAATCTCGTTGGCAAATATTCTTGCACAGGTTGTCTTACCAGTACCTGCACCTCCGCAAAAGAGGTAAGCGTTCTTCACTTCCTCACTCTCCAACTGTTGCTGGAGAATCAACTTAATAGCACCCTGCTCGACCACCTCATCAAAGGCGGTCGGGCGGTACTTTACTGCTAATGATTTAATTGCCACTTACTGTGTCCTCACTTTCTGCAAAACGGTAACGAGCGTAGGTTATCGGTTGCTCGTATCTGTTGGTACTCTTGACTTCTTCGGTAATAATGTGTTGTCCGTGCTTGTGTCGAAGGTCATCAATAACTGCGGGAAGATTTGCGATGCCCAAATCCATAAGGGCCTCTGCTCTGGTAATACTGCCGAAGTGTGCCATATAGTAGGCAACTCTTTCACACTGGGTAGGCACATTCTTACTCATCGTTATCGTCCTCCTGCACTCGCATATCATAATATTCCATAAGTCTTGCTACGGCTTCTGGATTCTCTTTGCCATAGATAGTGTCTACACAGATACAGTAGCCGAAATAACTATCCAAGCGGACATTGACGAAATCCCTCAACATATCGAGAAGTTCATACGCATCCTCGAGGCGCGCTCTCATCTCCTCAAATTCATGGACGTGACGCCCAACTTCCGTAGCGTGGGTAATTTTAAGTTCCTCGAGTTCTCTTTCAGTGGATTCAAGTCTGTCTACTACATACTGTTCTGCGGTCTTAAAGTCTGCCATGCTTTTAGTTCTCCATTTCTTCGATATAATTTGCTACTCGGTATTGTATAAGTTTGAACCAGTCCCAACGATGTCTGCAATCGAAGATAAATTCAAGTGCTTCCTCTTCGGTATCAAAGTGGGCATTGGAGTCGCTCACAGACCCCGTTCGATGATATTCAACGGTATAACCGTCAATCTCATAATCAACCATTTCCGTTCTCCTGTTCAAGGTATTCTTGCAGTTTCTGGAACAAGCGTTGGTCTATGATGTAGAAATCTTCTCCATCGCCGAAGTCGAATACTACGGCAGAATAGTCCTTGTGCATAGCAAACGCCTCTTCCTTGTTTTTATCAAACCACTCTTTTTGCAGAGTGAATGATTTCCTCGGTTCGGTGCAGGTCTTACATTCGATAAGCCAGTCTTTGGTAGTGACATCTCCCTTACTGAACTTTGTAGCGCCCGAGTTGGCAGTCTTTCGACCGCCAACTGCTTTTGCCACTCGTTTCTCTTGGGCCGCACTATAAAATCTCGTCGGTCTCGGCATTATTTCAACGCATCACGGATGTCCGTGAGGAGACTGCGAATATCCGTCAAGACCTCATACATCTCGTAGAGATTTCGTGGGTCAACCTTATTCGAAGCATCATCACCGGCAGGCTTATCTACTGGCGTCTCGCCCTGGTGGAAAGTCTCTGCGAATACTTTGTCCACACCAGTCACTCTCATAGCCCAATCTACGGTGTGACGAATCGTGGTGGACAATCTTTGAAGTGTGCTCCAGTCCTGATCCACGCAAGCCTGATGAGCCTGACGAATGTTGTTGATGGAAGACCTCGAGATGTGTGTAATGGTAGCAATCTCAACAGAGGAAAGTCCGCAATTTGCCAACTTCATAACATTGTCACGGTCAACATCGGTGAGCCAGTGTCTAACGCTCGTGGTTTCATTCTGTGTCATAAGTTTTCTCCTTTGTAAGGTATTATTTGGTGCGTAGTGTTTTACTACAATAACATTATACTACACGAATACAAGAATTGCAACGGGCAATAGAAAATTTTTCAAAAAAGTTTTTTCTTGGCTGGCGATGCCTTAGGTATGAGTGGTTTCTTACCTACTGGAATAAGAGGTTGTACAATCTTCTTGGTATTCTGTCTACCACACACTAAAAAGTTTGCGGTCGACACAATGTTAGGTTTATTTGAATAACGAAGGAATGCTCCTGAACTGCCGTCCCAATCGGCAAAGTCTTCCGCATAGATTACTTTTTCGGCGATATTGGGATATTTAGATTGCAGTTCAACCAACTCCATCGCCCACTGCGACCACTGACTGTCGGATATTAGGTTCTCGTTCATCTCATAATAAATATATGAATGAACGAGCATTTGGTATCTTCTGCGTTGGATTTTCTCGGCAATTTTTAATTCTTCGCCGCTAAATATTTCATACAGTTGTGCCATCGGGTTTCTGTAAATCAAAAAGTCTTGCGCCGTTATCTTGAAGAACCTGATATATTCCTTTGGCAAACATATCTACTACGGCTTCCTCATTCTCGATTTCCATGCCGTTGTTCTCTCGAATTCCGTGAAGGATTTCGTGCCACAGGGTCTGGCATCTCTTTTGATGCTCCGTGCCGATTGTAGAGGACAATCTAATGACGGAGTTCTCAAAGTCTATGTGCCCATAGGCTAAATTAACGCCATTGTTAAGTTGGCCAACAAACAGGACTTCATATTCTACTCCTGCTATTCTTATGCTTTCAGGTATTTTCATTCTTTGCCTCCGGGTATTTCTTTTTGAGTTCGGCAAAAGCGCCGCATCCAATTGTGTATATGCAGTGTCCATAGTATGTGGTGCCTGTTACAAGATGCTTCTCAATCTCCTCAAAAATCTCCCTCGCAACATCTACACGACCTCTGTTGTAATGTTCAAGGCAATCTGCGGTATAGCTGTCTTGTATCTTCTGCCAATTATGCTTGTATTCCTCTGCCTCGCTCTCTGGTACAACATCAGCGGTGGGGAAATTTTCAATGCTTGACACTACGCCAAGAATTGTATTCTGTTTGTCGGGATATTGAGTGCTTGCCATACTTTTCAATGCTTCGCACAACTTATCCGCATCAATACATCGTGCCATATCATTCTCCTTCCTTTACGACTTCTGTCCACTCGCCATCTGGGTCTCTATATCTGCGGCGATGGATAAAGTTCTGCGGATTTACACACTGCTCTACAATGTCCATTTTCTTTAATTCCAATAAGCCAATAAGCTCGGGTGCCGTAAAACCATCGTTTGTGGTTTCCATTGTGATTTCACCTTTGTTGTTGACCTCTACTTTAATTTCTAACCTTTTCATTCCGCACCGCCTTTCATTGCACATTAAATTCTTTTATCATGGGATAACACTCATAAAGGTTTTCGAGATGAGCCTTATCCTTTTCGGCGTTCTTCTTGCTTTTACTCACACTATAGATAGTGCCTCTTTCCGTAATTACGATGTACACTTTCATTCCGCACCGCCTTTCATCTTCGGAGGTTCGGGAAGGGCCATCCAATGGGTGACAGTGCAGAAGTTGTGATTGCTAAACCATCCACCGTCATCTAATTGGTAAAATCGTTCAATCAGAATAGTCCCTTTTGTAGTGCAACAAATATACTTTCCACTGTTGCTCGGCAACCTCTCATCAACGCTGATCCACTCGCTCTGCTTGCGGTAGCCTTTTTCGTAAAGTTTTTTGCATCGGTCATAAGGGTGACAGTTAAAGTCACAAACCCCATTACCAGCGCAATTTTTATCCAAGTATGAGCGGTACAACGAGCAAGTTGTAACCGCCATTTCCTCAATCTGCTCTTTGCTCATTTGCCCTACGCTCCTTCAATTCATCGATGGCATCTTCTTCTGTAAGGAATGCGATTTTTCCTATGTCGCCATCCCAAACGGTGAACATAGTGCTAAGGTCCTCACTGGCAAGATGGAACTTAATCTCCCCGTTAATATTCATACCTACAAAATAGACCTTCCACTCTCTTATTTTTCCGTTGCTGATTGTGTACATCTCGCCGCCAACAGCAACAGGAGGTACAATGACACCCTTTGAAAGCATCATATCTGCGGTAAGTTCGGATATGTGCCGTACACACGCTTTATCCGAGTATGAATACGAACACATCTCACACTCGCCGTGACCGTCTTTGTTGCACTCAATCTCGGTCTCCAGCAGTTCAATCAACTTGTTCCTCATTGATTATTTCTCCTTTATTTGTTTTCTATGCTTCTGCACAATAATATTATAGTACACAATTATGCCAAAAGCAACGGGCAACTTACAAATTTTTCAAAAAATAAGTTGCCCGTTTATTTATATGTTATTGTACCAGATAGACCTTAAACCCAGTTTAGGATGCCAACGATAACACACAACCGTTTTAACCCCACTCGGGAAACCCTGTTGATGTTCCCAATAGGACGCAGATGCTATATTAGGCATATACCGAATTACTACTCCGCCTGCGACAGTTTGTACCTGTTCCGAGTGATAATGTCCTGAATGTATCTCTGCATACTTGCACTGTCCGAATTCTTTTCTCGCACGATCCTGTAACCAGCCAGACATATTCTTTTTAGGCATATCACCATGAGTCCACCCTACGAGGGACACGCCTAACAATCGGTGCTTTTGCGGGCTCGGGGACACATCAAACTTAACTTCATCGTGTCCGGTAAATGCCATTTCAGTGGCCTTTGCAAGAGTATATCCGAGAACTCTGTCGTGGTTTCCGCAGAGATAGATTACTTCTATAGGAGCCACTTCGGAGAGCATACGAATTCCGTCTATAATCATATCCAGGGTGCAGTCAAAGATGTGTGCGATGCGACCATCAACCTGCTGAAATGTTCCTTTCGTTGTGGTCTGCACATCATTGTCCGTGTGGAGCAAATCACCGAGTGTGACGAATAAGATTTTGGAAATCGAGTGATGGTGACATCTACCAACGATGTCCGACAATGCCTTGAAAAATCGTTTCTTTGCAATATAGAGGTTGTACTCTTCCCCGGTTTCGTCCTTGCAAGAAAGTAAACCAGAATGAAGGTCAGGAATACAGACCTCAAGAATTTCTCCTGTCGCATCGTACTCACACTTCACCGAAGGCAGAGAGGCTGAAAAATCCTTATTTGCAAAGTATCGGTCAACATCCTCGAAAGTAATCTCTTGATGTGTACGAGGCTTGACGGTTATTTTAGACTGCCACAAAGTCATCTTTGTGCCGCCCTTTACCTGAGACTCCCATGCGTTAGTGGTGAACGAGACAACAGTCCACTCGTCTGGTTTAAGATTGTGAGCCGTCATTACAACTTCTGGAGTGATGGCTTGACCAGACAAGAGGCTTACAACTCCTTCGAAGGTCATCTCACCATTTTCTTTATAAGTAATCTTAGGATTTGTAACATCACTATCGACCCGAGTTGCTGTATGACCGTCGTGGTTTCGTCTCCGCATCTCCGACCTGGCCTTTTCCTTTAACTGGCTTATATCCAAATCGGGAAAATATTCAGCTATGGCTTTTCCTGCATCACGATAAGTGCCGTGTTCCTCGAGTATTACCTTGGCGACAACTTCTCGCCACTTCTCATTCATTACTGCCACTGCAAAATCTCCTATGTTTATTGATATAGTTATACCACTATAGCATCATTATACTACACATTATGGATAAAGTCAAGAGGCAATTTACAAACTTTTCGGAAAATTTGTAAATTACCTCTTGACTTTCGTTATTCTATCCAAAATGTGACTACATCGACAACTTCTGGGTCTTCCCACTCAATAAGTTTGTTCCACGCTTTAATAATATCCTTAAAGAAAACTGTGGTGCTTTCTACGGTACCCCATCCATTCTTTGCTTCATACTTACGGTACTTCTCGGGGTTGTTTTTCAGTTCATCAAGTCCTTTTCGAATATACGGAATTACATCCTTGCAATATCCATTATTCTCACAGTTTTTCCATTCAAGCCCGGTCGACTTCACAATCATTTCGCGGACATTGTATGTAGTGTTGGCATCACAGTATCCGATATCGAAATACTGCTTTGTGCCTTCTATCTTTACCTTAAAGATAATACTGTAACTCACTGTATTTCCTCTCTTTCTATAATAGCGGACTTGATAATCCATCCTGACCATGTGATTTTCTGCAAATACTCTCTGCGGTAGCGTTCTACTGCGGATTTCAGTTCTTCCTCACTCTCGAATGGGTTGGTATAATTATGTCCCCCACACTCGGGTCCCATACCGAAGAACTGACTTACAGGATTTGTGATAGACTTGCCGCACTTCATACAATACTGTGTTGTAGTGGATGTAATATCTCCGTGCAGATGCATATAGACCATACCAGAAGTTTCTTTCTCTACCGTGCCGACCATCGTTCTCATCGGCATAGGATTGTTGTCATTCCATTTAGCCATAAAGTCGAAT